ATACCCGCACCATATAGCGTTTCGTTTGCTGCGGTTCAAGGTTTTCAGGATTTAAGATCCTTAATTGGCTGTTTAAAATTCGTGTGAGCTCTGCTAGGTCCCAGGCTCTCTCCGCAGCTACGATGGAACGATTGGTATCGAATATCGAGAAGACATCTTCCGGTCTCCCTGATTGCGGTACGTATGGTAGCCAAGGCGCGATGGATCTTGAGGTTGCTATATGTACAGGGTATGCTAATGGACCAATTGACGAAGAAAAGTTGTTGCCTACTGCAAGGTGCGTCAAGGCGCGTGTGTATCTGAGTTCCCCGCTATATGGATCTCCAGTGATCGATACGTATGGTAGCCAACGCGCGTCTTCCTGATTGCGGTGCCAGCCCTGAACATTCATCCACTCGCTGTTGTAGATAGTATTAGTAGGCCGAGACCTCTGCACATTATAGGAAGGAAAGAGATTGCTTACGCCTTCCTCGGCGTGTGTCGGTCTAATTGAGTTTAGGGTTCTGTAGGCCTCACTTATTTTTGGTGAAATAAGGTTTCGGTGCAAATGAACTAAACCAACAGCTTTAAACTCTAACTCCTCTTCTTCAATTTCACGGACCAGCTTCTCTTCGTCAATGTCACGGTACACTAACTCCTCTGGTCGGGCTGGAGGGTTGAAAATTACTGAATTTGGACTTATGTTTGGTGAAATAGTGTTTCGGTGCACACCTGATAGGTCTACCGGAGAACCAGGTCCAGGAAGTAAGAGTGGGCTGATTCCTTCTGGTGCGTGAAGCAATTTTGGAGGAATTCCTCTTGGGCCTATTGGTCCGCTTAGAATTCCTCTTGGTAGGCCTAGAAGCGCCTTAAGCGCCTCAAATGCACGCTTGTGGGCGTCAGAATCATTGTCCCGATATGGAGGGGGTCCAGTAAGTAAGCGCGGGTTGGTTCCTCCTGGTAGACCTGGAGTTCCTCCTGGTAGGCCTGGAGTTCCTCCAGAAGTGGGTCCAGGAAGTAAGGGCGGGTCCGCGTCAATAATAGTATTACCAAGTGTGATATTATCCCAGGAAATTTCCTTTCCGTTAACGCTGAAGAACGCGGGGTTGGTGGAGCTGGTCGAATTCAGGGCCGACTTTGTCGCTCGTAGCGCTGTCCATATGATATCAAACATGACGCCCAGGCCGACGCCCTCAAGCGTGAGCTTGAGGCGCTTCTCCATTTCACTGTCGTCTTCGTTGCCGCTAGCCGCCAGCCAGCTGATCAGGACGTTCTCGGGAAGCCCGAGCTCTTTCCAAAAGTCGGCAAGCCGCTTGCCATTGGGGTCAAAGGTTATATTATCAGCCACCGCGCCGGCACCGACAGCGGTGAACCATTTATTTACACCGATAGCTTTGAGTATCTTGCTGACAGGGGCGAAGCTGCCTAGCCAAGTACTTAGAGTACGTGCTATGTTGCCAGGCACTGTTTGGGCTGGCGGGAAACCGCGCACGTCGGGGTCATCGGCGCCGGCGATTTCCTGAATAATCCACTTTCTAAGTCGGTTATTCAGTTGCAGTGATTCTAGGATGACAGATGGCGCGCCAGCGTTCTCCGCTGCAGTGATCATCTCCTCATTCACCCAGTCCCCCGCGTCGTCAAACTGGGTGGCGATGTTATGGACCCAGTCCGAGATGCCGCCAAAGATCTGTCCTGGCAATTCCCGAACTGTCTGTTCCAAGGCGCCCGCAGTTTGTGGAATATCGGGCGGAATTCCCTTCTCTAGCGGCATGCCGAAGCCCGTGCCGAGCAGTTGGAGACCCTTATAATTAACGTAAGCCGCAGTCACTATATTATTGGCCAAATTGTGTGTTAGGCCACGAAATACGACGGGCAGTGAACGGCGGTAGCGCCTCGAGCTCTGGTCCTCGTGAATCATATCTTCAATTTGGGGATTAGCTGTAAGCTGATCTGGATTCTTGTCTTTAAAGAAAAGTTTACGATAGTAAGTATCTATGTCCTGCAAAGGATCGATAGCGTCTTCCCTTCTATGCTCCGCCCTGATCGCCCTTCCTAACGGCGTCTCTTCCCAGAGTATCAAAGGCGGTGATCCAGCAGCAGTTTGGTTGATGGGCTTGAATAATTCAAGCTCAGCAGTGCTGAAGTCTTGGCTGAAGTCTTGGGGAAAACGACTTGGTAGCGGATACCGTTCATTGAGCTGGGCAAAAGGCGACAATCCGTTTTCGACGCGCTGATCGCGCCACTCACGGGCTTTGCGGATAATTGCTTCGGTAGGCTCTTTACCGGACAACAAGTAATTAATTTCCATGCTTGTCAAGGTAGGCACTAACATCGGGTATAATTCGCTGCGGGCTTTAGCGACTTTGCCCAGTCCGCTAGAATCAGTCAGAGAAAGCTCGGTTGCCCAACCCCCGCTCCCGTCTGTCATTTTTAGGCGCCCAAAATATCCAGTGCCCTTGGGGGTGCCGTCGAGGCGGTACCCGTAGGGAGCATGTTCTGTTACAAGACGGTTAATGGGCATTCTATTTTCTCTTCTATTCTATATGCTCCAGTTGGTATAGTTGATCAATTATCTTAGCTGCATTGCGCTCTGCTGGTGTAGGTTGATAAGGCTGATCCCCGAAATAATAGTCATTGTTATTCTGCCACCATCCTGGCTCGAACCTCGACCGCCATTGGTTAAGGGTATAAGTACTGTTTTCTCTACTCTTATCGAGACGCTTTTTATACAGCTCCCCAATAGTCTGCGATTCGTGCCACCTGGTGCGCGCCCGTGGATGGATAATACCATTTCGTTTTTCGTCGACCAGTGCCTGGTCGATGGCTAGTGCCTGGTCGATGGCTTCAGTTATTAGCTCAACCGTACCTGGTGGAGTATTATACCGAATGGGTCTTAGATAAGCGTCTATTGCATCGGCACTCTGGAATTCATTAGGATTCGTATGATGGATCCTGATGCCAGGCAGCCCGCTGTTACTGCTGTTATCGAGACGCTGTATGAGTCTGGATTCATTCTGCGGATCGATTGCCCACTGTACAGAGGCATCGCGGTCCGCCACGAGGCTCCGGCGGGCCGCCTCCGGCGTAGTGAGATCTAAGTTATCACTATCTTGAATATTAATACTCGGTATGAGAGCAGTATCTAAGAAGAATTGATCTCTATCTTCTGGATCTACTTGTTTTAATATATTTTCAAAAAGAGCTAAAACCGCCTTATCAACTTGTTCGTTGTCTCCAAGAGCTGAAACCGCGTCTGCAGCCTGGGCGTCACTGATGGGTGATGCCCACTTCAGAAACTTCCCAATCCTATCAGTGACCGATTCAATAATCCCTTGTCCACGTTCTTCCCGTTCTTCTTCATTTGTTATTCCATAGTCAACACTTCGTGCAACTGCAGCGTTGCGTGGGGTGTTTGGTCCCCTACTCAACAGGAGTTCGTTCATACGAACCATATCACGTAGAACCTGTGGCTTCGATATGTATTTAGAGAAAGCACGCCCAGTCATATACACAGCACCGGTGATTACTAAGCCAGTGACACCCCAGTCCGGACCAGCAACCAAGGTCGACCCACCGTGGCCGACCAGATGGAAACCGGTCATGTATGAGGTGGCCGCTCTCACGCTAATCCCGCTAAGCATAACTCTACGCATTAAGAAGCCACTAACATCACTAGGTATATTTTTATATACAAGTTCACCAGTCTCAAGGAGATACTCTAGATCCTTTACCGTTACCTTTGACCCGGATGACTGTAGCATGTACTCTAGAAAGTTCCGGTTGTTGCTACCCGCTCCTGTAGCTAAATTTACACTGGGGTCTAGTCCAAAGGCTTTTCTTACGGCGGCGGGGTTTAGAGTAAATACTTTCTTACCAGCCAGATGAGTGTCAGTCAGTGTAGGGCTTATGATCTTCTCGAAGAAAGCTCTAGTGGTATTTCGCATTATGCGTTGCTGTATTGTAGCAACAGTAGTCGTAGTATCCACAGCATTCTGCACCCACTTATTTAGACCGATTGATGTACCATCATCTAATTTGTTAGCTTGTTCCATAAGCCATGTTCTGTCATTCGTACTTAAATGTAGGTCATATAGAGCTTGCTCGTGTTGTAATGCGTTCGCGTATTGTAACTCCACGTCCGCCTTCGATATAAATTGGCCTTTGTCGTTTGAGGCTTTTTGTATACCCAATATAACGTCAGAATTGGGTTGACTGTTAGCTAACTTACGTAGGTCATCTGCAGTAATTGCCCTCTCGACAGATCCGACATCAACCGTCTGAAAGTTTCGCCACGCTGGTTGTGATTCGAAGTCGATTTCCAGCTGGTTACCGTTGATCTTTCGCACTTGACCGTAGCCGAACCTCTCATGGAACACGCGGCTATCCACCGCGAGTGGCTGTTTGGTAAAATAGTTAGTTAATCTGGCGCCTATACCGGGAGATACTATACCAAGACTTTGGCCGGTTTTTAACATAACATGCTTTATGTTTTTAAAGATTTCCGGTGACCCAGCAATAGCAGCAAAGGCTTGTAGCCGGGTTAGATCGAAATGGCCTTTATTTAACAGACTGTCCAGCCAAGTGTCGGGATGTAAAAGGGATGATACGTCAAGCTGTTGGTGGGATTTTAGCCAATCGCCCAGATCATCTCCGAACATACTGCCACCAAATCCGGAAGGATAATTTTGGACAAGCTTTTCAAGCGGGCCTTCAAATATAGCCTTACCTTGAGCATAAAAAGTATTAGCATCGGCTAATGCCTGTGCTGCCAGAAGGAGCTGTTCCTGTACCGAAAGGGCCTTCTTGCCGCCGACCATATAATGCCTAATATTTTTTACCACAGTTGGCATGGGGCGGTCTGATGCACGTATAGCGCTGTCCATAAAACTATTTATCGCAGTACGCACGGATTGTTTAAGCTTATAAAGCTCCATATACTCCGGACTTCCATACTGAATCTTTTTCCCTAGTTGGTCGGAAGCGTTAAATACGTCATTAATTTCGTTTTGTAATTTCCGTACTTCTATGAAGGTTAATTTCCTAAGCTTACCTGTATTAGGATCGGGTATGATCTTTTTCAACCAGGGCTCTAGCCATTTTGTGTACGTATCAGGTTTAGCATCCTGCAGGGCTTTAAGTTCTTTATTAATAGCTCCAGTAGGGATTACTTCCTGATCTTTAAGTGCTTTGTGATTAGCTAGATCCCAAAATCTCTTATATTTGAATGCAGCGGTCTGATGGAATGCTTTCATACCATCTGATATGTTTTGGCTCAGAGCAAGAGTGAGCATACCTAGATCTAGATCTGGAGATATATTTTTTAACAGATCTACAGTCTCCTGTCCTACCTGTTGGACAGCTTTTTCATAGGAGTCTCGCATGGGAGCGGAAAGAATAGGTACCAGGCCAGCTATCTTTCTCCAGTATTTGGGAATCCAGGAATTAGTAGCCATTGTATTAAGCTCAACATTAGTAGCCTCAGCAAGACGGACGACATGCTCAACATCCTTTGGATCGGTACCTATGGTGAGTAGAACTCTATTAAGAAACAGTCGGCCACCCGCGCCGAAACTCCATAATACTACAGCAGTACCCGCACCATATAGCGTTTCGTTTGCTGCGGTATTTGCGAGAGTTTGTATTTCGGCGCGTATTTCTTGTCCTAGCTGGTTATACCAAGCTACTGCTTTTGGATCATTGTAATCGATCTCCATTTCACTCCAGTCGTTATACATGTTTTCAAGACCTTTAAGATGCTTCTCGAACCACAGAACGTTATCATGAACTGCTCTACCGCCCACTGCACCTAAAACATCTCGCGAGAGATCTGGTATAATCCGCCACACACCCCTGGAGCTACCACCATGCCACACTTTCCACAAATGGTTTCGGACAGCATTACTACCAGCTGTCGCCATCTTAGAAATCCAAACTATCGGAAAGATTTCGTCCATCATCTTTCCGATAGGTTGACCTACTTCGTACGCCCAGCCCATCGCCCTGGTCGCGGGCAACGGGCTCTTCGAGGCGGTGCGGGCGGCGGCGTCGATGGCTAGTTTCATCGCCGAGGCGGTAGGTGGGGGTTTAAGTGGAAACATTATATGGGCAAGCCCGGCTCCTCCCATCTGCGCCAACTCGGCCGAACTGAATAATGGATCCCCCGAGTTCTTTCTGGGCAGTTCCATCATCCTTATTACTGCTTCGACGTGTTCGAGATTCATATTAAAAGGGTCTATTCCCTCTTTCTGCGCAATCTCCACTGCCCAGTTGGAGTTACTAGTTTCATCCGAAGATAATGGGATTTGTGCCCATGGGGTCAGTTGAGAGGAATAGAGTTGAAAAAGGGCCAGAACGAAATCGTTAGGAGTTTTACCCAATTTTCTCAGACGGTGAACGAGGTCGGTCGATGTCATGTTCTCGCTCTCGCTCTTGCGGGTACGGTGCTCAGTCGCGGCACCCCCAACTTTAGCTATGGTTGTTGCCCTCGCTGTGAGCATGTCGTCCGGCTTGCGCGGGGTATCCGAGGTATCTACTGGTGGGGTATCCGGGGTATCTACTGGTGGGTTATACTTGTTCCACGTCTCCACTATGTCAATCATAGTACAACCTTTGCACTGAATGAATTTAAGTCTGTCATTAGTTATTACCTTCCTGATTTTTTTGTATTATAGAATAAATTTCCTTCTGCATCTTATCCCAGGTGGAAAGATTCTGTTCGTCTACAATGTATATAATATCTACTAGGGCACTTGGTGAAATGGAGTTTTCGCCGGCCATGCTTTCAATAATCTCTACTAGGAACTGTTGTGACTCGGGGGTTATACTGAATAGATCTATCGTGGTGTCCGGCATACTCGTTTGGAGATGGCTGGCAATCAACTTGATGAAGTTAGGTGGTAATATTGGAGTAAGCGCCGATAGCAACTTTTTATCCCTATCATCATTTTCGTAATTTTCCAAATTTAAATTGAATTCCCGCAAAACTCCACGCAGACCCGCCAAAGCACTCGTTTTGTCTTGGAATAAATTTACTGCAGCTCTTGCGATCCTCAATTGATCTACGTTTAGTCGTTGACCAAATTGCCGAATATTGGCGAGAATAGAAACAATAGCATTTACCATAACCTCTGACTCAGCAATCTTCGTATTAAATTTAACGGTATAGACACCGGTATAATCCTCAATGTTTTCAATGAGATTATCCCATTCCGTAAGTTCGTGTAAGTATTCGGCTTTTGTTTTGGCGTCCATGGATTCATCATCATTCACGCCCTTACGTACCGCTTCTATGATAGCCGTTGCTTCGTTATACTTCTCCTCGACCGATTTATTGTCATCCTCAATACCTAGCCACTCCGCTTGGAAGTTCGTACCGGGGCCCGTGAAAGTATCCAGCAGGTTCGCAACTTGAGATACAAACACCTGAGCGGTTTTTTGAACAACTCGCGTCCACCCGGTAGGGATAGTATCGTTGTCAATACCAGCAATAAGATCATTAACAGTTGATATACCATTTAAAATAGAATCGACCATGGCTTGCTGGTTGCGCGAATACTCCGCATCCACAGGGTTTAGTTCGTCTAGAATACTAACTGGTACCTCCACGTCAAGATCTAATGGAAACGGACACAAATATGAAGCAGCATCTTTTACTCTGCTACACATCATCTGTGTCCCTTTTTCTACCTTAAAAATGGTATGCCCGTCTGGTGTATCGGCATTAAACGATGTTCTAAATGCGACAAGCTTGCTCGCATCTAATTGTCGTGGCGGTGTGCCGTATTGACTCGCAAATTGGGCTAGTTGCATGATAGCTGCTTGAGGTAGTCCCTGGTTGCGCAGGGCTAAAGCGTTGAAAAGTATCCGGAGGTTATTGGTTCCCGATCCCGCGAAGTTATTGGTTCCCGATCCCGCGAAGTTATTGGTTCCCGATCCCGTCATGGCCGCCGTTACTGCAGCCAAGTCATTAGAACTAAGGTTGCCATTCTTCCCCAGCTCCGCCATTACATCTTCAAGCATACGGAAAAACAGCTCATCATACGGATCGGACTTTCCTGTGGATTTTGGTAGCCAATTAATTTGATACTCAGCTATAGCCTGGTAGTCCCCCCGCACCAGCATCGGCCAAAGCTCTTTCTGTTGCGGTATGGGGATGGATGGCCAATTGTCAATCACGAGCTGCCGTATGTTATTTGCCATATCGTCGGGGTTGGGGTCAAACTGGATAGCAACTCCCTCATCGTCGCCCGCCGTCGCCGTGAGCCGGTACAAGTCCCCAACAGGTATACCATTCAGTGCTGCGTACCAGGCTACCTGCTCCCGAAATTCCCCAGGAATGTGTGAAAGTGCTGGTATATAACTCTTGGCTTTTTCTTGCAGGCCGCGCTGTTCCGTCTCCTCTTTGAACTTATTTTTCTCCTTCTCTATGATCAGTGCCGTCCGAATATCAGCAGCTTCCTCCTCAGCGGCCTGAAGCTTAGCTTGTTCTGCTGCACGCTGTTCTTCACGCTGCGTATTAGCAGCATTTAGAAAACCTGTTCCAAATCCAAGTAGAAAACTAGACATTTTCAGGGCGCTCCATAATACTTAGTTTTTCAGACTTTTTAGAAGGGGGCGGTACAGGGCGATAGGGTGTAGAGCTAAGAGTCATTCTAGCTCCCATAATAGCAGCCTCATTTCCACGCTTCTTCAAGCCAATTTTCATATTTTTAATATCGGCAGCCTTGCCCAGAGCAACAACCATAGCTAGAGTTGGGCGAGCCATTAATAGAGCTACATCTGGAGTCCACTTTCCTCCAGCAAAGCCTGCGAATAATACAGTTTTAGTAATAGCTTCAGCTGGTACACCGTGCTTAAGTAGTGTTAAGAGTTTTGTTATATGGGGCTTCGTTAGTAACTGACCATACGTGTAATTTAATGCTTTACGAACGTCTGTAAACTGTGGGGGATGTTCCCAAGCAGCATTACCAGGGCTATCTGTTAGTGACTGTCCAGGAATAGCTGCATTGAACTCATTAAAATTGTTGAGCTCCGGTAGATTGAGATTCTGTAGCCGATCACTATCCATTCTCTTTATACCCGGCCTTGTCCAGGGTCCAGGCTTACCAATGCGTATTACAGAAGGTTCACTACTGTGTGGCCTGTTTGTTCGGCGATGGCCACCCCCAAGAGTATTAGTTTCTGATTCGATTAGCATTTATACACTTCTCCCTAATGAATTCTGTATTATGTTTACCTGATGCATTGTGATTATCCATATTGATCGTCGATTAATAAAGCTGTTGAGTCCTATGTTTGTACTCATATTCTCCTGCAAGAATCGATAGTCGAGCTTTCCATTCCGCATATATTCTTTCAATATCAACTGACGGAGAAATACCTTTTTCCATTCCCCCGGTGATTGATCCTGGTTCAAACGATGCATAAAGGTTTAGTGGGATTACGGATGTGCGTAACCCTCTCCGATCCCTACGATTCATAATACTCGGAGATTGTGACCTCTTGTCTAGGGTTGCAATACCAGCCTTGCCTATATTCTTGAAAATACTGTCCCCGTCAAAGATATCAACGACAGACTTAATCGTATCAGTTAGAAAATCAAAAGCTGTAGAGAATAATGACATGGTTATTTCCCGTTTGTGCTACTTACTGCCAAATAATAAATTAAAGGCAAATTGTCCAAGCATTTCGAAAAACACTTGTTTATTTTGCTTATCTAGAAAATCAAACTCAAAATCTCTTTCAATAGCTGCCATGGTAATGTTTTGGGCACGATTCTTGTTATTCTCGGATGTCATAATAGCCCATGAAGCTTCATCCCTGAACTGTTGCCAGATATTGGCTAGTGCTTGTGTTGAAAGATTATAGAGATTTTCTACATTAGCAGCATTGGCTGCATTAACAGCGGCCGTATCAGCTGTATTGATAGCTCTACGCCAAGCAGTATTACTTTGATCAATTACTAGTTGATTTGATGTATTAAATTGCTCACGAGTAGTAGCTAAATTACTATTAAATTGGGCTAGAGCATCAGCTTGTTGAGCATTAAATTGCGCCATACCTGTTTGCATTTGTGCGTTCTGTGTGGAGATGGTAGATGCTAGATTTGTGAAGAATTGGTCGTGCTGTTGTTGGTTAGCAGCATTGAACTGCCTAGCAGCATTCAGTGCAGCTTGATCTGACAGAAGGGTCTGAGAGATAGCCTGCATATTGATCATGGCAGCTTGTTGGCTATTGTTAAGATTAGACACATCCATATCAAAAAACTTTTGAGCATTTAGAACAGCAGCTTGTTGTTTATTAGTAAGATTTTGTATATCCAGTTGAGCCAAAGAACTTGCTCTTAACATAGCTACTTGCTGTTTGTTAGTGAGATTGGCCAATGTCATAGTTTCGAAGAGTTTGGCATCTTGTTGTGCTATAGGGAGGGCGGCTTGCATAATAGCCATACTAACAGCTTCACCGGCCATTGTACTAGCTGATACTCCACGAGCAGCCATACTAGCTTCGGCTTCTCTAATTGCTCCAGCAGCCCATCCAGGATACTCCCCAGGAACGAAATTCATCAACTGCTCATATTGATAACGAACCAGTGAACGAGGATCAACTTCTGCTTGAACAGCTTGTCCAATACCACCAGCAGCATCAAATGCCTCTAGTGTTTGTGCTGTTTGTGCCTGAACCTTAGAAGAATCTGTCACTTGTTTTTGGGCGGCCTGCACCTGTGGTGTTTGGTCGACTACAGCACTAGCAGTATATCCCGTAGGTTGGGTTTGAAATGGTAGTTGTGCTTTTACAGCTGTTCCGGGAGATGGGGAAACTTGATATGCTAATGGATTAATAGGCTGTTGTTGCATTAATTCTTCTGGTCGGAGCTGCGTAAAGACAGGAACCGCAGCAGTCCCAGCAGGCAGTGCTGGGGAGTTAACCAACTCGCCCATCTGATCTAATACAGATACTTTATTTGGGTTTTGATTTGGGTCTTGATTTGGGTCTTGTTGATTAATAATTGTGTTAACATTAGGAATTGTCATTAGTTTTTATCCATTATTAATATCGTATTCCAGCACCGTCGAAACTTACGACAGCAATGCATCCAACCCCAACGATGGTCTCAAGGGTTTTCTACTTAAACTAGATCCTTTCTTACCCATGAAAGAGTTGCTTCATCCCATTGGTAATGCTCACCATCAACAGGATAGGAAACAGGTGCATTCCAAAAACAGGTGTTTTCATCTAATATCCAGGATGCAAACGGTTTTGGAGGAATGAACGTATTACGATCCACATCGTATGTGTAACCAATCCCCGCATAATTCTTGCGGAACGGTATGCCGCCATTAGAATGAACACCACCGTGGGTATTATATGAGGTGCGCTTACATGGTTGACCTCGGAATGCGCTATAATGCGCTTCCCAATCGATCCCTTCTTCACCTTCATTTTTGCCGACAATCACTTCAGTAACAATGCTGTTTTCATTAAGAAATGCATAATGTGCCATTATTAACTCCTGTTAACTCCAAGAAACATTACCTGTGCCAGCGGTGAATATGGTTATTTTAGAATTGCCAGAAGTAGATGTGGAGTAAGTCAGACCACCGCCCGGATTGGAGATGGTAAAGGTATTAGGATATTGAATGATAACCACCCCTGAACCGCCAGACCCTCCAATGCTACTGGCAACTCCTGATGCTCCACCACCGCCACCTCCGGTATTTACTGAGCCAGAACTTCCATTGCCAGTACTGGAACCATTGCCACCGCCACCAGCACCACCAAGTCCGGCGGCTGCGTTCCCCGATGTCGTATTTCCACCACCACCACCACCGCCAGCCCTGGTCACGGAAGAACCGGTAATGGATGACGCGGTGCCAGCTCCACCAACACCGCCAGAGCTTGTGGTACCGTCCGCTCCTGCTGCACTAGCACCACCTCCTCCACCACCTCCATTATTATCTCCAGAGGTAAAGCCCTTACCGCCGGCAGATCCTTCAGCTGGAGAGTATCCGCCAGAGTTGCCTGCCCCGCCAGCGCCGTGGTCCCACGAACCGCCTCCGGAACCGCCAGAAAACCCATCATATTCTCCAGTCGGCCTGTTCGGACCTCTTCCACCACCTGACGAAGTTGTCGTCGCAAAAACAGAATTGCTACCTTGCGTACTATTAGTCCCGCCTGCCCCTACAGTAACGACGTAATTAGTAGATGGGACTATAGATTGAGAAGTAAATGACCGGTAACCACCAGCACCACCGGCACCCATACCCCACTGTGTAAAGACGCCGTTTGTTCCACCACCACCACCACCTGCTACAACAAGGTAATCTGCGAGAAAAGAAGAAAGAGGCCAATTGCCTGCCTGTCGTGCTTTGGATTGCTCTTGCAAACCCCACACCCCAGAAGCGCTGGTGGTGGTTGGATTGTTTGCTACTCCAATAATTCCACCATTCCAACGTACCATTAGGAGATTTCCTCGTAAGAACAAACCACCTTGAGGTCATTGGCCGCGCTAGCAGTCGCACCGATTGACTTGTTTTCTTCTAAGTAAATTGAGGTATTTTTATCAATCACCACCAAAGATGCGTCCGCAGGGACCAGCACCGTGTTGACAATTTGTGTTGCTGTGCCACTGATATTAGCCAAAGAATACAGGTTTACGGTAATTTCAGCACTATTAGTTCCATCCACATTTGAGACAATCAGCGAGTTGATCTTGAAAACCTTATTGCTTCCAGCTGTATTCTCGACCACCAAGGTGGCATTGGTCGAGGTGAGATCGGTAACCGCAGTCTTGCCCCGAATATCGGTAACATTGACGATGTTTGGGTTTGCCATTTAATTGCTCCTATCCGAAAACAAGTGACATTGCTATTGCTTTGCCAGTATTAATACCGCCCAATGAAGAAAGGGCCGCGCTTGCAGATGTCTGCCCCGTTCCGCCGTTTGCAATTGCCAGCGCATTGGTGGGCGTTAAAGTCGTGGCTGTCAGCGCACCTGTGCTGGGGTTGAAAGTCAGTTTGGTCGATGAGACATCAAAGGTTGTTTCTGTGCCTGTAGTCAGGTCACTAAATGTAAGATAACGGGTTGCATTAGTTGTTGTATCGTTCGTAATTGTAATACCGCTTGCTGACCAGGTAGGGGCTGAAGCTCCGTTTGAAGTCAATACATACCCCGACGTTCCGGTTGAGTTTGCAAGGGCCAGGGTGCTGGTGATATTTAAAGTTGTGACCTTTGCCGAGGCCGCCGTTGTCTGACCGATGGCCACGTTATCCATGGTTGAGGCAGTTGTTGGGTTAATAGTCAGCGCACCAGCCGGAGATATTGCAACCGTTCCTGTTCCTGTTGGACTAATGCTGACCGCTGCGTTTGCAGGATTTATAGTAGTCGCAACTTCAAGGGATAAGTTATTTCCACCACTAGATCCCCATTGCATCTGAGAAGTCCCGCTTGCATTTTGCAAAATTCCGCCTGTAGATGAAGTCGCCTTAAATATTGGACTACTAACTCCCGTACCATTCGCTACGACAGTAATATCCGTTATTCCAGTTAGTGAGCCTCCAGTTATAGATACAGAAGAAGCATTTTGTGTTGCTATACTTCCAAGACCTAGATTAGTACGGGCATCTGTCTGATTGCTAGCACCAGTACCACCATCAGAAACCGTAATATCTGTTATTCCAGTTACTGAACCCCCAGTTATAGATACAGAAGAAGCATTTTGTGTTGCTATACTTCCAAGACCCAAATTAGTACGAGCATCTGTCTGATTGCTGGCACCAGTACCACCATCTGCGACAGTAATATCCGTTATTCCAGTTACTGAACCCCCAGTTATGGCAACTGCATTAGCTGCTTGAGTAGCTATAGTACCAAGTCCTAATGCTGTTCTAGCATCAGCAGCAGTAATTGAACCAGTACCACCTTTAGTAATAGGTAATATACCAGTTGTACTTGTTGTAAGCGAAATTGATGCACCGCCACCTGCAGTACCATCATGATTGTGTCCTGTAGCTGCATGCATAGAGCTGGTGATATCATTAAATTCTGCCGTAAAATGAGATGCTTGAATTGTAGCAGCAGTCACAATATCATTTCTACTATATATATAACCTACTGGCATTTATTATCTCCGTCCTGCAATCGCATAATCAATCACAAACCCTTGAATAGTATGTGATGAGTCAGTGGCACTAGCTACAGAAAAATTTAAAGCTACTTCAAAACCTGAACCTACAGTATTTTTTGTTAATACAGAATTATCTTCAGTACCATAAGTTGCATTTCCATAAGTCCCTGTACCATAAACAGAATTAGAGGAAGTTTTAGTAATTGTAATATTGGCTGGTTGTATGATACCGAAAGCATTGTGGTCATATTCTAGACCAAGATTTATGGTTGTTGTACCTTCAACTTTATAAAATATTTTTACTCTATGCAGTGTTTTTCTTATACCTGGGTCACCAAAAGTAATATCAGCAGTGCGAAATATGGAAGTAATTGCTGTATTATTAAAATTAACTCCATTTTCCTGCCGATAAACAAACCCATCAAAACCCCCATGGATTACATATTCATCTTCATTAATAAATGATGAGTCAACTGTATGAGGTTTAATGCCTTTTAATGTTGACCATTCCCATACTAATCCGCCCTCACTTTGAGAACGAATACCACCCAAGATACCTAAAGCTTGAGTTTCAGCTTGACCGGTAGTAGGATAAAATACTCTATATTGATTTTTCTTACGAACAGCAGTAGCTACAACATTGTTAACCCCTGCTGTAGGTACCATAGAATTAGCAGTTGATTGAATATTACGTGAGATTGAGCCTAGTTCAAAGTCATCATTTCGTTCAGTTGCGGCAAGAGTTCTGACACCATCCGGACCAACGAACAGGATATCACCACCAACTTCAACGATACTATTAGGTGCGATACACCCAATATTTTCAGTAATAGGTAATAATTGAAAATCTAGAGTATTAGAACCGGTCAGTCTATGAATACTGTTTTCACAAAAAATAATAAGTTGATCACGAAAACGAACTAAACCAGTAATAGTATCGCCAACAACTAAAGTACCTGAATTTCCACCACTAAAAGCTGTTTCAGCAAGATTATTACACCATTTAATCTCACCGGTATTAGCTGTGTAACCAGCATAGAATATGTAATTCTTAAATTCTTCTATATATTTAGGATTAACTGGTGCCCCAAGACCTGCGGTAGTATTAATTAATGTATAAGTTGTGCCATCCCATCGTGCAGGAAAATCAACACCATCAACCATAATAACACGTTTAATACCAGTCCAGTTATAGCGTACAAAATTGTATTTACTTTGAAAACTAGTACGTGGAGTGGCGCCATTAATAGCTGTACCCCAACCAGAACCAATACTGAAGAATACATCGCTATTATTAGTTCCAGAGCGCTTCTTGGCAGCAAGAACACCAGCCCCAAATACGCATACACCTAAGACTGGAGCACCTGCTTGTCCTGTAACTTCATTAAGATCGAACTTATTAAAACCACTAAGACGACGATAGCCACCGCCTAAAGCAGGCTCATAATTCTGAAGCTTAAGAGCATGACCAGGCTTTAAACTCAAAATGTTAGAATGAGTTTGAAGACCACCTTCACAAATACCCATAAGGGGCTTAATTTTGTCGCGTTCGCCTGTTCCAGAAAGTTGAGCCATTACATGCCACTAAAGATTAACGGTAAATGAGTTGATTTTCTAAAATATTCCCTGCCAACAATGCGATCTGATTTATTAATTAATTCAATACGCATATGTTTTAGGTTCTTTTCATAGTTCTGATTAATTAATATAGCTCCGTCACTATTCTCACGGAATAGATATAGATAATATAAAGCACGATCTTCAATAACATGATGAAAACGTACTGGAATTGGAGAAATATCACTATTTACAGTCATACGATCTGCTTGTTTCCAGTAAGTGTAAGTTACTAGATAATCGTCATTAGGAACTGGTGTAACACCAAAACCATCATCTTTAGTTGCAAATACAAATAGAGGTTTTGAGTATTCACTTGGTTGAGCATAAGAATCCTGGACACTATAAAGGCGATTATAGCGATCTAACTCCATATACTCTAACTTCTCTTCTTGAATTTCACGGAACACTTGAACTAAATCAACAGCTCTATTTTCATTAGCTGAATTAAGAAAATCAATAAAGGTATTTGCAGTAGTGGCTACAAAAGTTACAGTAAAGAAATTCCATCCACCAGCATTTACAGTTCCCATGGATTTAGAAGTATAGATTTCACTTCCACCGGAAGTTGAGCCAATTCGTAAATTAATCGCTCCGTCGAAATATCGTACAATAATCCTATATGTCTGTGTTGCTACGGTAGCTATACTTTGTTCAGCAATGCCTACACCAGCAGCCCCACCATTTAATTGTAACCTACCATTACCACTTGAGATATGAGCAATAGTACCAGTAGCAGTAGATAAGTTACTCCAGTTTGTTATATTACTAGTAAATGCACCGTTAGTTACTAGATCAGCCGGCTTTAGAAAAAAACTCTCCCAGTCAACAGAAGTATAGCCTGTAGGGAGACTATACAACCGCTGACCGGGAGTTAATGTTTGACTTCCTGATTGAACGTTAAATGGCCACTCTAATTCTGTATTATTAATATCATCTATAGCATCAAGTACTGCTCGAGTTACGTAGTCTTGTATACTGGTATTAGCACCAGCTGCTACGCTAGTAATTTGTACTTCATTAACTCTCGATAATACATTATTACACAACTGTAAATAAGTGGCCATTTATTATCCTAATTAGGTAACACGAATTGTAGTTACATTAGCAGCATCAGTTGCATCTGCTACCAGCCAATAGAAATGGGCTACACCAGTAGTACCTGGATTTGCACCAGCAAAGGTTAGCCGTGCTGTGACACCAGCAGTCGAATAACCAAACATGGTGTTGTTGGTAAGATGTCCAACAGTCGCCAGTGACTGGGCGCTAAGCCAACGAGTAGCTGAACTTGAGTCACCAACACTAACTGTAGACGAAGCTGCAAAGGCTGTGCTAATGAATACACCAGCACCTGTGCAAACACTCCCGATAGGGAATGTCATAGGATCTAGTGTATCACCGTTTACTAGTGTTACAGCTGAACCAGCAGCGGTCTTAATCTGACCGTTCTGAAGAAAAAAGCTGAAAACACGTACACCCTTAAGATTTGATGGATGCTGCCCAGCGGCAGGAGTTCCACCATTATGGACATAAGCGACCATTTAAATGCCTCCTTATGAGAACTTGACGAATGCACCAGCTAGTGCATCACCGCGTAATGTTTTACGACCATAAAGGTGTAAACCACGTACAACGTCAGCAAAGCTGTCAGGATCGCGAATCATCTCAGTCTTTGCGATCTGAGAGGCAGTTACAGTGCTGGACATATGACCAGCAAGAACCATTGTAGTGGCATCCGTAAAGGTGCTACTTGGGGTTTCACTATTAGGTGGTAGGTTGTTCGACATGTATGCAGTCATACCACGGATTGGTTTGTTGGTAACAAGACCATTACGTAGTGGTGACACGCTATCGCCAGTAACCTGAACTTCTATCAGTTTGCTATTTTCGTCAGCCATTTTCTCCCAGAAAGCTGGTGAGCCAACAACCCAACGACCATCAGTTGGTACGTTGTCTTCGTCAAGTAGACGATTTAGACGGTTTAGAACAGCTAGTGGCGTAATTTGACCAGCACTGAAACCTACAGTAGTAGCAGAAGTAACAGTACCATAGTTGTTGCCAGTAGCAATCTGAAGACGCATATATTCAAGAATTTCTTTATCAAACTGATCTTTCAAACCATAAGCAGCTGAACTAGTAGCCATGGTTTCCCAGTTGATATGGGCATGCTTTGCTTCAATGTCATCGACCTTGAATGCAAAAGCATTAGCTTTATCAACAATAAGTGAAATTTCATCATCTATTAGGTCCTGTGGTACTACGGTTTGACCACGGGCATAAGATGAAACAGCAACTGTTGGCTCGTTGATAATCTTAACAGTATCACCGAAATTCTCAATTTCGCCAGCGTAATCAGTGTTAGTGATGTCCTCAACAACTGAGGTACGACGGAAGAACTTAAGAACCTTCTTACTGTAGATTACAGGAGTAAAGTTGCCATTGGGCAGGTTGGTATAACCAGCTGAACGTGCAAAAGCCATTTTATTCTCCTATAAAATTAATCCCGAATTCTACCTTCTTTTCGGGCCGCGTCGATCTCGTCTTCTAGACGGTCAAAGTCGCGTTCTGATAGACGTGCAATTTCTGCAGTGGTCCAAATCTTCTTGCCAGGCTTATCAGTCTGAGATTTCGAGCGAGGATTAACTTCAAGAGCTGCATCTGCATTCAAGCCAGCTGCCTTGCTCTTGCTCTTCACAATTCCTCTATCATTTTTGTATATATCAATAGCACGAATTGCTAACCTAGCTTTACCAGGATTGTTGTAGACCCAATCCTGTAATTCTTGATCTTGTTCTGCTGCCCAGTCGTGGAAATCGGCACTATTACTAAGCTCATCAAAATCAGGATGCAGCTTCTTAATTTCTAGGATTGCTTTGTCCACAGCTGTTTGCTGATTAACAGTCTTCAAATCCTCAATCTCTTCACGAAGATTGTCTAAATCCTTGTCCTTTTCAAGACGGGAAATAGCTTTCATCATTTTATATGCTTCAGGAAACTTATTTCTGAAATGCTGTAAATCTTCCGCAGAAGTAATTGGAGTATTTGGTAGATTGCTTGCTCTAGCAGTAGCAGTTTCTAGTTGCTTAATTCGTGTTCTTAATTCACCTACGGTTCTGTCATAATGACCTTTCAGATCGCCATAACGCTTTTTGTAGGTTTTCTCTTCGGGCTTTAGCTCTTCAACAGGTTCGTTAGCTTGAGTGGCAGCGTTTAGCTGTTCTGCCTTTGAGGTAGCTGTTTCATCTTCCTCTTCCTTAACTCGACGATAGTGTCCACGGTAAGGAAGTACCCGCTCTTCAGTCGTTACAGTAGTAGCTGTTTCTTCATTTGCCATTTTTGTCTCCTTTGTTAGGGTCGAAAATCGAGTAGCCTATCGAGAAGACCGACCTAGGGGCTGATTGCTCAGGTGGCCTAAAAGATTGACTTGTCTGGTAGTTGCCTCCCACCATTAGGCTGTGGTGGTGCTGATGTTGACCTAGCTGGTCCAACTGGCGGTGACCCGGTAATCTCACTATCTTCCGCGAAGGAATCCTCGTCAGGTCCGGTATTCAACGTAGTCGCAACTACATCAGCTAGAATATCTATGGATGTAGGGCCTAGTGCTTCTTCTAGCTGATTTATGAATGCATCGAATATCTGTCTAATTGACTCATATTGCGCTTCAGGTTGCAGCTGTTCAAACTTCTGTCTAATTTGTTGCGGATCTTGCTCTCCGGCAGGTTCATCAAAAGAAGGTTGTGCCTGAGCTTGTGCCATTGGTCGTTGCATTGATCGTTGCACTGGTTGCGGCATTGGTTGCTGCATTGGTTGCGGCATTGGTTGCGGCATTGGTTGCTGCATTATAGTTGGTTGTGGCATGTTATTCTCCTTAAATTTTTCACCTCTGTCTGGGGTTTCTGTTAGTTGACTCCGCTCTTGGAGATCTTGACTCCGCTCTTGGAGATCTTGACTCCGCTCTTGGAGATCTTGATGAGACATTCTTCGCCGCCGCGCCCCACGTCGGAGTATTAATATTGGGCATACCCTTACCTAAAAATAAGGTGCCATTTATTATCTTATTTCCCTCGAAGGCAGAGTCGTCTGTAGTCCCAGATTGTCGCCGTTGCCTAGGCTGAGCAACTTTCGAAATCACACCATCGATGAAGCGGCGGTAAGCATTTACCGCAACCTCGTCGAGCGCTTCTTCAGACCTTGCGTTCTGCTTTATCTGTTCTGCTCGGTGAGCATTTGAAGGAAATACTGTTTGTCTAGCATCCCTGGGAGTGACGGCTTTGGCTTCAACCTGCTTGTTATAGGTATTCTCTTGGTGTAACGCACGAAGGGTTTGCCCAAATCGAGATGAGGGCATCTTATGTAACTCTCTTAGTTCTGCGGCTTCAACCTGCTTGTTATAGGTATTCTCTTGGTGTAACGCACGAAGGGTTTGCCCAAATCGAGATGAGGGCATCTTATGTAACTCTCTTAGTTCTGCCCCAAGTCCAGATCTTAGCTGTTCATAAGATTGGCTGGATTTCGGTCCAAACTTCCGACCAAATTGTCGCCGTGATACTTTGGCTTCCTCCGCTCCAAGACTACGTAACTCGATTGGTACTGGCTGACTAGACTGGGGCTTCGAAGGCTTGACGTCCCCTACATAAGAAGTAATTGGATTATCTTGTTCTAGTATAACTTCAATCGGCACATTATACTGGGGCTTCCCATTATACTGGGGCTTCCCATCTTGGTGTAACGCCATACTGCTGGAAAGTACCTCTCCCCTTCTCTGCTCCGCTTTGGCTTCACGAAGGGTTTGCCCAAATCGAGATCGAGCATCCTCCGCTCCAAGACTACGTAACTCGATTGGTACTGGCTGACTAGACTGGGGCTTCAATCGAGATCGAGCATCCTCCGCGGGGGTTCGCCCAGAGTGCATCGCCTGTACGGCCCTTACATAGTCCGTCAAATTGTTAAAACCAAGGCTCTGTGCGTATCTCGTTACAGCCTCCAAAACCCTGGCGGGATTATCATATATGGCGCCGCTTAATCCTATTACATTACCACTGGAATCAACATTAAACCCAATAGACCCCGATACACCGAACTGTTCTCCTGATATAGTCAAACCTTTGCTGTATAAATTGTTCATATGCTTAGCCTGTGCACTACCGAGCGCATTTGCAATAAGGCCGAGTCCTGGTATGACATTCAGTAAGGTCTCAACGAAAACACCAGGACGTGTGGCAGTCCATTGCCCAGCAACATACTGAGGATTAGTTCCCAGTACCTCGGGATTTGACAAAGCACTGACACCAGTACCTATTAACCCTGCAATGGGGCCACCAGCACCAGCAATATGACTAACAACTGCAGCCACCGTGCCAGCTGGGGTCTTACCATATTTAGCACCTTCAATAAGATTAGACATTAAAGAGCTGTCTGAACGGGCCTGTGGTACTTCTTGGTGTAACGCACGAAGGGTTTGCCCATACCGAGCATCTGGTATGTTGGCTGCAACATCCATTAGACGGTTACGTTCATAACCATAGTCCGAACCGCGAAATCCGTTAGGATTTTCAATGATACTAGGTGGCCTGACAGAAAGATTAGATTCTGGATCATTAGGTGATTTTGGTACAGTAGAAACTGGTGGATTACCAAATTCAAACTGAGGGGGAGCTATTATCGAGACAGGAGATCTATTCTTGTAGCGATATGCTATACGACCATGGGCATCAATATAAGCTTCCAATTGTTTAGTAGGATCATACATATTGTATTGACTACTATATGAATTTTGAAAACCCGGCCTATTGATTATAGTTGGTGTTTCGTATGTTGCCATTAGTTTTTACTACCTATACTAAGAAGTTCTCGCACTAAAGCCGCTCTCCCCTGGAGTTGGAACAGAGCCTGTTCCGATTGTGCCCCCTCCAGCCCCCGATGTATCTGCTGGAGACGCTCCTGCAACCATTCCGAGATTTTCACCCCCTGGGGGCTCTGGAGCGCTAATCGGACTTGGTGTACCAATTTGTCTTCCATTCTGATTTCCCATAATTAAAGCATATATCTTAGCCTCATTGGCATCGTTAATCGTTGTTTCCGGATCAAGATCAAGTGTCGCTACAACTTCCTTGAGAACCTTGTCCCATTTAACAAATGGAGCAAGAACTGGATTAGAACCAACCTGCATTAACATCATTAGCCGCTGTGACTTGATTTCTTTTTTCATTAACGAGGCAGAACCTCGGGCATGAATATCCAGATCACCCACGATTTCTGGAAGGTCTTTATTGAACTGCATATTCCAAGCAAATAGTGACTCACCGATAGGCTGAATGATATAGTCGTCTAGATTCTTAATTACAGTTTTAATGTTTAGTGCTGCAGCACCCATAAGCATTGACATGCCGGATGCCGTACGAGTTGTAGAATTAATACCAGTCTGACCGTGCGAATATGAGGGAATACCAGTTTGTTCATCAGCTAACTGGCGAAATCGATCAAATACACTCATGTTCTCATTAGTCGTATTAGGAAATTTGATACCGAATACTGCCTGCCCAGGAGCACCACCTTGACGCCTAAATTGCTTACCAGGAAAGATACGCATATCCTGACCGGGGACTAAAGCCTGCTCATCAACATCGAAAATTAAATTGCCGGAGATTTTTAGATTGTCGATGCACATACGAGCGGCACCGTTCATGATCATCTGGCTGTCGTCCATGTTTTCAGCTACACCGATACCAAAAAACCGATAGGGATTGGTCTCATACGGGGCTGAGTTATAAGGAATACGTGCTGGAGTGAATGGGTTAGCTACAAGTCGAATTAGACGCTTGCCACAAACCCAGGCATTAATTTGTATCTCATCTAGATCCGTCATTGAATTAGGAATATCAAGTCCGGCTTCTAGAGCTAAATCCTTATCTATTATGCCCCAAAATTCTAGAACTTCGAACCGGTTCGCCAGTTCATTAATATCTTCTTCGTCATGAAGTTGATCTTCGTAGCCTTGTTTGTCATACCCGGTGCCTTCTTCGATGCACATTTCTACAGCATCTTTATCAAAATAAGGACGATGCAATAGGGCGCGAAGTTGTGATGTAGTTAGCCTATGACGTTGAATAACCCATTCAGCTTCTTCAAGATTACGAGCACTTGGATCTGGATAAAAATCCCAAATGCTGACAAATTCGAGCTTAGGAATTAGCTTATTAATTGGCTCATAAACAGTTGCTGCTTCTGGATCTGCCATGTTCTTTGTCCATTTATGCAGAACCTTGTTGTAGTTAAATGGACCTTTTACTATTCCATGACCAAGCATTGCCATTTCAAAACAAGTTTTACTTAGTACACGAGTGATGTTACTTTCTTCTAGCTGATCCATAATCAGCTTTTCCATGCTTTTAGCAGCGATACGAGCAGGTTCTATTTGAATATGCTGTGGAGTAGGTGCCGGACCTTTCTTCCACGGTAACATTGTTCCTAGCCGATTAGCTAGGCCCCCAAGGATAGACTGTGCGGTAGCACCAGGAGCCAGATCATTACCATCGCCAGGATATCCGTAAGGATCACGGTTTGGAATACCGCCTTTGGCATTCTGGCCTGCTGCTGGATCAACGTTTGCATATTCAGCAATACCTTCTGGAATCTTCGTTGGTTCAATAGTTAGAGGAAACCGGTCGTTGCTAAACAGTACGTCAATGATTTGACCATAAGCAGCTAAAACTTTAGTTTTAGTTATCTTGATGAAGATTTTAGATTGCTCTGAATCCTCGACAACAAAACCACCATCATAAACACCCCGATAATTACGATAAGCTCGTAGCCATCTATCCTCATCGGTTTGGCGTTCATTGGCAGCTTCTTCGAAATATTTACGGATTGTTCCAGCTAGTGGGCTGTAAATACTTTCATCAAGGGAAGTTTTAACTGCTATGACTGAAGAATCATCGAAAGCATCAGTTTGATCTGACTCAAAAATTGCCATTATTTAGAAAAATTCTTAGTTAATGAATGGTCGTTTGCAAGCTTTGAAAGACCATCTTTCGTACCCTCACTTCCAATTGGGAAGGTTTCGGTATTCTGGTACTTGTCAGCTGACTTTAGAATACCTTTTGCATTCAGATAACCAGAAGAACTCTTCTTGGATGGATCACCTGAATTAAAGCTACCTTGTTTAATGCTGGTAGTTAGTGGATCTGCCATCTTGTGTTCGCCGCCCATATTACCACAATAATCTTTCATATTAATCTCCTAATAACCCAAAATTGGGTCTGCTGGTCGCCATGTTCTTTCAGTTATCTTACCAAAATCAGCCAATATATCAGCAGGATTTCTTGGTCTACTCATGCACCCATAGCGTAGTGCATCGTATGCATGATCTTCCGCATTTGTATCAACATCTTCTTGATTGTTCTTATCAAGTGGTAATGCAGGAAGAGTTCTTATTAAATTCCTACAAGTTGAGAATATTTGTAACGCAGGTTCGTAATTACCGTTTTTGTTAAGAATAGTTTTAGCCAAACGACGATGAATCTCTAGTTTACCATTAATACGACTGCGTGGACTCTGATCTGCTTTTGTCCATCTGCAGCCCTGTCTATTTAGAGTTTCAAAAATAGAAGGACCGCGATCACCACGCTTTGCATCAGTTGATCCATCGATGAACCCTCTCATGGGTTTTGGATCATTCTCTTCTAGTCCAAGTACGATTTCTGCAAGCTGATCTGGATTCTTGCCTTTAAAGTAAAGTTCACGATAAACGATAAGGCGTCCATCAAAATCTACAACAAACCACAACACACAACCATTACTGGAATATCCCCAATCGCAGGCTCTGAACCTTGTCCAGTTTCTAGGAATCTCGAACGGATTAATTACATGTATTGATTTGTCGAATTCAGGGAATGCAGCATTATCGAATACATCCCAGTTTCCTTCCAGCCATTGCTGACGAAGAATATCTGGCAGTGAAGATAAAGTGATAAGATAATCTTCACTGTACATTAGATACGGATTATCTGTCAGCTTGGCTGGAATAAAACGTCGAGTTATGCTTCTTTTGCCTAACGGAGTTTCGATATCAATTACGAATGAGGTGTTAGGCGGCGCCGGATTAATGAAAGTTTCCTTAACCCACAATGATCCAATGTTACCGGGGTTGCCGGTAGCCCGCATATAGGTAGGGATTTCCGGATCAATAGATCGTAGAGATGATCTCAGGAAGTTCCAAACGCTGGCATCAGGATATTGCGGTAATTCATCTACGCCAATCCATGTATATGATTGGCCTTGATATCGGAGGGCGTCCTGGAGATTTTCAGCATAACCGAATTCGATTCTAGCTCCACTAGGGAATTTCCATTCCTTTTCTTGTTCTCTCCATTTCGCACCGGGGAAAGCTCTTCCATAAAGATGTTGACTGTGGCTAATCATGTCGCGTAGTTCTGGCATTGTTCTGCGTAGAATCAAGGCACGATGTGAACGACGATCGCAATACCGTAGAGGATCTACAAGAATAGCATAGGATTTACCACCGCCTCTAGCACCACCATAAAATACTTCTTTCTCTGCTGCTGCCAGAAATTCCGTCTGTTGGGCAGTAGGTTTGAAAATGATCTCTTGATTTTCTAGAAACTCCTTAATTGTAGGAGTTGCTCTGTCAAGAATATCCTGCTCGACTATGACTGGCTTTTGGCCAGATATAATTTGTCGAAGCGTATTTAATACTTCTTCCTTCTCTTTGCGTTTATTACGATGGGCTCGAAGGTTATTATCAACTTTTTCAAAGTTCTTCCTAATAGCCGTTTCTTTAGTACGCTGTTTATAGATAGCATCCTGACCAGAACGAACTGCTCTTTTAAGATCTACTTGGGCGATCTTATCCCCGTCAATTTGACCCCTAGCTTGAGCAGTTTCTTTCTTAGTCGAAGGGGGCGCTACATCATCAAGAAGCATCAGCACCGTTATCCAAAGGCATGTTAGTATTCTCGTTTAAATACTTTTCTTAAACCTGGACCTGATATAGGCCGGCCAGTAACTTTAAACATCCAATCACAAACCTGTTGATATGATG